GTAAGGTTAGGGGTCCGGGTCGGGATATTTTGTACATCAATGAGGCAAATTTGTTGCCGTTTACGATTTACACCCAGTTGGCACTACGAACCAAAAAGACCATTTTCCTTGACTTCAACCCGGTTGACGAAGCAAGTTGGGTTTATGAGGTAGCGGACAAAGATGGCAACATTCTGATCCATTCAACCTACAAAGACAACCCTTTTTTGCCAAAGGAACAGGTTGAGGAAATTGAAAGCCTAAAAGATGCCGACCCTAATTTGTGGAAGGTGTTTGGGTTAGGTCAAAGGGGTGCCAGTCAGGAAATCATTTACACCCACTGGAAAACGGCAGAATTTCCGTCAGATTGTGAGGTCGTTTATGGGGTTGACTTCGGTTACAATGTGCCCAGTTCGGTAATAAAGGTTGGATTCAAAGAGAATGCCACCTATGTCAGTGAGGAACTATACGAAACCAAATTGACAACCACCGACCTGATTGAACGACTGAAGGTATTGAACATCGAACGGCATGAGGAATTGTTTTGTGATAATGCCGAACCAAAGACAATCGAGGAGTTGGTCCGGGCCGGGTACAATGCAAAGCCAGCCGAAAAAGATGTGTGGGCTGGGATTCAAAAGGTGAAATCAATGCCTTTGTTTATCACCCCGGAATCGGCCAACCTGATCAAAGAGATAAAAAGCTACAAATGGAAGTTGGACAAGGACGGGAAGATACACACAGACGAGGTCCCGGTGAAGTTCAATGACCATGCTTTGGATGCTATGAGGTACGCTATTTACACGAAATTAAACAAGCCCAAATTTGAGGTTTTGGCTTGGTAAAAATATAAGATGGGACGGATTCAAGATGCGTGGAACATATTGACTGGCAAGGCTTTACCGGTTAACCAAATCGGTCAGCCCTTCGCCAGTTACAACATGATGAATGGCACATTTGTCGGAATTGCCGACAACCGGACCAACTACATCATTGATGGGTATCAGGTAAACGATGTCATTTATTCCGTTGTTTCCATCATTACCGACAAGGTTCGGATGCCTGATTGGGGTGTTTACAAAGTGGTTGATCAAAAAGCAATGTCCTCCTATTTGGGCATCATGCGAAAAAAGAACCTGACGACTGAGGATTTTAAGTTAGCGAACGAATTACGGGCGAAGGCATTGGAGCCGGTCAAAGTTGATCGGCTTTCGGATTTAATGAAATATCCGAATAGTTATGAAACAATGCAAGACTTGGTTGCCGCATCGTCAGGATATAAGCTACTGACGGGCGGTCGGGCAATTTGGGCAGAAACCCTAAATGCCGGGGCAAATCAGGGCAAACCATATGCCCTCCATAATCTGCCATACGATCAGTTGAGCATCATTGCCAAAACCAATGTGTTCCCAATCGTTGAGGCTGGCTACACAATGACGATTGAGGCTGGGTTGAATTTCAGCAAGGAATCTGTTTTACACGATAAATTTCAAAACTACCAATGGGATGTCAACGGGTCACACTTATACGGAATGTCCCCCCTACGGTCTGCCCTTCGCCGAATATCACGCAGTAACGATGCAGTCAAAGCATCCGCCGCCATGTTCCAAAATCAGGGTGTCAAAGGTGTCCTTTACATGGATGACCCCCGTGTAATCAATGGCGGTGCATCCATCATGGACTCAGCCAAGCAAGTCCAAGCCATAAAGGAAAAATTGACCCGTGGCGAATGGGTGGGGGCCGATAATCACGGACGCATTGGTGTCAGTGGTTACAAATTGGGATGGCAAGAGGTCGGGTTGTCCCCGGTTGACTTGGCAATCATTGAATCCGAAAAGTGGGACCTTAAACGATTCTGTTCGGTTTACGGGGTTCCAAGCCAATTGGTGGGTGATTCTGAGGCAAGCACATATAACAACGTAAAAGAGGCCGAAAAGGCCCTCACAACCCGTTGTGCGATGCCGTTGCTGGTTTCCTTCCGCAATCACCTCAATCGGAAGTTAGAAACGGATTGGGGCTATGCTGGAAAGGGCTATTTCGTGGACTTTGACCAAACTGTGTTCACTGAGTTACAGGAGGACATAGTTGAAAAGAGCCAGTGGGTTAACACCTTGAAAGGGTTGTCACCTAACGAACAAAGAAACCTGTTGGGACTTGAAACAATTGACAATCCGTTGTTTGACGAGCCTTGGATAACCAGCGAAATGGGGATGCCTTTGAGTGAGTGGACAATGGAGGAAATGGATAATGATGACTCCGATAGAACAAGCGGTATTTGATAAATACCCGGTAACTAAGGACGAAAGGTGTTGTGCCTTAAAGAAACAAAGGATGGAATTTTTAAGGGAAGCACTAAGAAAACGATTGATGGATGAATGGCAAGGAAAAAACGAAATACTTACTTCAATACCACCGGGCGAACCGGAAGTTTGAGGCAAAGCACTTGCCAAGGGTAGAAAAGGCACTGAAAGGTGTCGTTAGATCTTTGATTGGGGACATAAAGGAAAAGGGGATTTGGTCGGCAATGACAAACCTATCAACACAACTTTGGTCGGACGAACTGACCAAGCCGTTGTTGGGAATGTACAAAGAGGTCGGGTTGTTCCATGCAAAAGCCACATATCGGACCATAAAGTCCGAGATTGGTCAAAAGCAACTGGGTCGGTCCGAACAATGGGTGCAAGATGTGATCCGAATCCTACGTGAAACCCTTTTGCAATTTGCCGTTGTCGGCACATCGGAAACCCTACGCAACCACCTTTTGTTGGTACTTCAACAAGGGATTGACAAGGGTCTGAGTGTTGACGAAATGGTCAAGATGTTGGAGGGTAGCGACTTTACTGAAATGCAAGCCAGACGAATCATTCGCACTGAAATCGGCCGGGCTGCAAATACAGGGGTAAAGGTTGCTGCCGATTCTTTCAACGTAGAGATGCAAAAGGAATGGTTTGCGTTTCGCGATCAGCGAACAAGGGGTGTGAAGCCAAAGGATAAAAAGGACCACTACCACATGGACGGTCAGGTTGTTGATTACAATGCTGACTTTGTGGACCCCAGAAGCGGTGAGCGAATTGAATTTCCCCAAGCCCCCGGCGGTTCTGCCGCAATGGTAATCAACTGCCGTTGCACTTGGGCCGCAATCCCAAAAAGGGATGAAAGGGGATTCATAATACAAAGGAGGTGACCAGCCGCTAAGGCAATACCGAAACATGATAAGAACCGGGGACTGGCCCTCCAACTTTGAAAACAACGAGAATGAAAAAATACTTTGAGAGCAAAATGATTGGTGACTCGGTCCGTGATGTGTCCGAGAATGACCGCCGTGTGAAGGTTGCCATTTCCAAGATGGGCAACATTGATTTGGATGGGGACATGATTGAACATACGGCCTACACAAAGACCTTGGCCGAACGTGGACCCAAAGGGGCAAACCTGATTTGGCACCTGACCGATCACAATCCATCCTTGAAATCTGCCGTTGGCAAGTTTTCGGATGTGTATGTTGACGGGGACTATTTGGTGGGAATCACAACCATCCCAAACACAACGTGGGGCAATGATGTGTTGGAGTTTTACAAAACGGGACACATCAACCAACATTCGATTGGTTTCCGGACTATTAAGGCCGAGGCACAAAAGTCGAATGGCACTGAATATAATATGATCAAGGAGGTGTTGTTGTTTGAAGGTTCGGCGGTCCTTTGGGGTGCCAATCCTTTGACTCCAACCCTGACGGCTGGCAAATCCTTCACAAAGGATGACATTGCCGTTGAACACGAAAAGTTGAGCAAGGAAATGGGCCTTTTGCTCAAGTCGTTAAAGGATGGCCGTTACTCAGACGATGCGTTTGAGTTTATGGAAATCCGTTTGGCCCAAATAAACGAGGCACTTAAATCCATCCTGACCATTGAGGCGGAAACCACTGAACCCGTGCAAACAGTTCAGCCGGAAGTCGATTTGAAGGGTTTGGATGTTGCAATAAACAATTTAATCAAAACAATCAATTCCTAACAAAATGGAAAACGTTGAAAAAATCGTTGCCGAGGTGAAATCAGCCACCGATGCAGTTAATACGATGAAGGCCGCAAATGATGCTGCCATTGCTGATGTTAAAGGTCAAGTTGCTGAAGTAAAGTCTGCCATCGTTACAATGGACGAGGCTGCTAAGGCTAACCAAAAGGCCCTTGACGAACTGATTGCCGCTAAGAATGCAAAGAGTCTGGAAACTAAAAAAGCCAAGTCTTTTGGTGATTCTTTTTCTGAGGCTATGAATGAGGCATTTGAAAGCAAGCAATCTGAGTTCAAAGCATTTGCCAAAGATCGCAATGCAAAGCTGGTTCTTGAGTTGAAAGATGTTGCAAACATGACTTTGACTAACAACCTCACTGGTGATGGTCAAGCTACTTACAACACCCGTCAAGGTCTGGTGCCTTCACAGAAAATCAATTTCCGTGACTTGGTTCCTACAACTCAATCTCCAACTGGTCTGTATGTGACCTATCGTGAAACCGGAACTGAGGGTGCAATCACC